GCTCTGGGATTATAGTGCCGTTGATGATACTGCCAAAACGCCTGGGAGCCCACATGAAACCCTCGGCGTATAGGCGCCTTGTACCAGAATACACAATCCTGGATTCGATTACTCTTTGAAGTATTGTCCAGGACCAGACATTCGTAATTTTCGGTACAGGCGTCCATAACCTGTGAAAACTGGTCGAACGTCGGGAAAACTCCGAAGAATGCCTTGTACAGGTTCTCACGATTCTGCCTGACGTTATCACGCAGAGCAAACACGTAGTCGACGTTTGTACGAATCATGGGCGTCATGTCCATACAGTACTGGGTCGTCATCATAAAGAAAATCTTCCAGTGTCGTCCGTTCATAAACAGCTGACGAATACACGTGTCTCTCATGAATGACCGATCGTACATGCAGTCGTCCATGAGGATAAAGACGGGCTGACACCTTCCGACGGCCAGGAGCTTCTTTTGGCGCTCTATGATCTTCTCAAGAGCCTCCTTGTTATAGTCGCCATAGACGAAGAGGTCAGGGATAAACTGTTTATAGTACCCGTTCCCCTCTTCTGTCCCTGACATTGCAATCCCGGCTGGTATGTGCTTCTTGTGCCAAAGGATGTCAGTCACGAGCGTCGACTTGCCGGTCCCACGCTTTCCTATAAAGACGCAAACTTTGTCATCCGCCATCTTAGACGGATCAAACTTCCTGAGCTGAAGCGTCATTCTAAGAAGTCCGTAGGACTTATTTATCGCGCAGCGGCGCGGGAGCGCCGACGGAAAACAACGTTTTCCTTTACTAGAGATGCCAGACCAAGTGCGAAGCACTTGTAGAGTGTAAATAACTTCAAAGGAAAAGCGCCTTACGGCGCCCTCTTTTTTCCTTTGAACTTACTAGAGATGAGCGCAGGCTACATTCAGCTTGCGGCCATCGGTCAACAGGATGCATATCTCACAGGAAGTCCGCAAATCACCTACTTTTCAGGAGTCTATCGCCGTCACACACCCTTCGTTCTCGAAGCGTATGACATACCTTTCCTCGATCAGCAAGTGAGTTATGGCCAAAACAACATATGTAGAATTCCTGCAAAAGGTGACCTCATACGTGGTTTGACACTGAAACTTGATTTACCGGCTCTCAACAATCCGGGTTCCGATTGGACATGGCCAACGGCTCCTGAAGTAAACGTAAACCAACCTCATATTAGAATCAACGGAACGACCACATATTATCTCACAACGCTTGTTACTTCCTATTCAACTCAAAATATAACAGAGTGGCTAGTGACCCCTTTGACTACGTATATAAGTTACAACGCGTCCATCAATAAGTTTGTATTTACAAATTGTTCAAATGTCGAGGTTGAAAACAGTAGTGATTATTTGGCATCTGGTGTGTTTTGGGGTCTTGATCCAAAGGCCGCCTCTTCTGTTTCAGCTTCTGGAAACTTGGTCTATAACGTAACAACAACGCGTACAGCTGATTTTACTCTTGAACAATCAGGATGGGTGCGTTCATCGGGAACCTTGCCAGCCGATCCAAAGACTGGATTTTTTACATACTTAAATCAACCCTATAACGTGTCCGGTCAACAGTTTCTCAATTTGTCTAGCGTTTCAAGTTCGAGTGCGTACTGGACAACTCCAGTTCCAACCGCCAAGTTTATAACCACACCCGGAGGCCGTCTTCAGTTTTCAAAAACTGGTCTTTATGCACTCAAAGCCGGTTTTAATCTAGGGGCTGGTTCTATTCAAACTTTGAGTTTTGGATCAAGCACGAGTGAAGCAACTGAAGGAAGCGCTCCGGTAAATCCCAATTTTGAGTATACATACACGTTTCGTGTGTCTCCGGACCCTTCCATGCCTACCGTCATCCCCATGAACGTTACAAGCACATCAAACACATATTACTTTTATATCACAAGTACAGGTACACAGTTACAATCAAATTCTTATATATCTGTTAACCCTGTTGACGAGGTTTATAAAATAACCACTCCCGTAACGGTAAGTACAAATCCATCTAAAATTCTGTTGTATGGAAACGTTGCTTCCACAAGCGGAAGTGCTATGACGCTCACGGCCGGTTCAAACGTCGTCTTTTCGAGTACAGGTGAATATCTCATGACTGGCGTCATGTATTTATCAAGTGGCTACGTATCCAACGTCGTCGTCATGGAAAGCTCTAACGTGATTTACAATTATGACATGAGCGTACAAGGTCGTGACCCTACATTTGCGTTCACAATGCCTCTTGCCGTAACTGATACTTCGGCCAACTATTATATGAACGTCACCACAACTACATCCACTTCTATACTCGGTGGGTCTTATTTTATAGCTAACAAGATTGGTGTCACGGCGAGTACAGTCACCGACTCTAACGTTTTGCCTCAAAACGGCCTCTTGTTTCGTCCTTCAACCACCACCCTCACAAGTCCTCTTAATCTTGTTTCGAACTTCACAAAAACTGGAAACTCTACTCTTATAGCAGAACAAACAACAGGTGTACAGTTTAGTAATGTGGGGGCGTTTATGCTCACCGGAGCCATTTGTACAAAAGACCCAGTCACGAGTATAACGTTCGGGCCCCAAACCTACAACGTAAGTCTCGGTATTCTTCCACCGTATACTTTTCAAATTCCAATATACATTTCAGATTATACACAAACTTATTCCATTTCATTGACGACCAGTGGTTCGAGCGCCTCTCCAAATCTTTTTTCGAACACTTTTATTGCTGTTTATCCAATTGCAGCAAACACGATTAATCAAGCAGATCAAACGTTCCCATACTACGATTCGGTCGGTACTTGGGCTATAAAGAGCGCTGAACTCAAAATTGGCGGTCAGACCATCCAGACACTCACAGGTGAATTTATCGAACTCTGGAACGACCTCTATGTTTCGTACGAAAATCAACCAGGCCTTCAGATTTTGACGGGTAAAAATGACACTGGGACGACCATCAACCCGCCTGGGCGCACTTACTATGTCAATTTACCCTTTTACTTTTACGGCCATCCGGCGCTTTACGTTCCGCTCGTGGCTCTCTCCAGACAAGACGTGGAGGTTCACGTAACGTTCCGAAACTTTAACGAACTCACTGCCGTTTCCGTGACCAACCCAACTCTCGGAGCAACAATCATAGTAGACTATGTCTACTTATCAGACCCCGAGATTCGCTGGTTCCAGAACGCCCGTCTCGACTACCTAATTACCCAGTGCCAGTACCAGACCGTGGGACTCTTACCCAATTTCCAAACCGCCGTCTTCAATTTAGACTTTAAAAATCCTATTCGTGAGATGTTTTTTGTAGTACAACCGACAAACCAACTTCCGTACGATTATACAAACAATGCGGTGTTGAGTTTGGGACTAAGTTTCAACGGCCAAGACCTCTTCACGACCGATACAACAGATACCCTATATGCAGGTTCCATAGAACCTTTTAACCACTATCCAAATTTCCCACAACGCAAGTTTTACATGTACGCATTCACTGGAAACCCTTCATCCCCAAAACCTCATGGACAAATCAACTTTAGCCGAATCAAACAGGTGCTTTTGAGACTCAACTGTGGAGGTCAGGCTTACTTGCCGGCCAAAGAACTTAGAATTTTGGCTGTAAATTACAACGTTTTACATATTGCAGATGGGCTTGGGGGTCTACGATTTAACACCTGAGACTTTTTCTTCAGAAAACAATGTTTTCATTTACTAGAGATGGCCTCCCGTGCCAGTTTAGCCTTTTTGGGCCAGGAGGATATAGCCCTGAGTGCTGACCCTCAGGTTACGTATTTCAAAGAGAAATACGAGGGCTCGAGTCTTTTTTCGTCAAGGGTCGATAAGGTCCAATTCGAAAATGGGTCCCTTGTGCTAGGCACCGAGAGCTATATCGAGCTCCCACGTTCGGGTGATCTTATTACCGAAATGTACCTCAAAGTCTTTTTTCCCGTTAGCCTCACGTCCGTCGTCCTTGAAGAGTCTGCAGGGACCCTTCTCATAAATTACGTCGACCTTTACATAGGTTCTGAACTCATAGAGCGTATATATGGTGAGTTTATAGCACTCAAGTACGACATAGAAGTTCCTCAGGGTAAACAACCCGCTCTTCTCGGTCTCATAGGTAAAGGCACTACAGTCGCCGCCTCGAGCTACACGATTCCTTTACCTTTTTCTATCCTCGAAAAAGGTATACCCATTTGCGCATTCAAAGAGCCTGTCACCTTCCGTATAGTCACAAACCCTTCTGCTACTTTTACGGTTCCCCCTATTTACGTCACAGAACCCATAACCTCTTTTTTACATGTGGAATACACATACCTAGGCCAAAAAGAAATCGAGTACATTCGCAAGACCCCTCAGATTCACCTTGTGGAACAAGTCCAGTTGGCAGAGTTTTCAGCCCCCTCAAGTGCCACCGCCGTCCGCTGTAACCTTGGGTTTGTAAACGTGGTCAAGGAACTCTATTTTGTGATCCAAAATGACACGGCTCATGGCTATGATTTTACAGCCTCTGCGAACGTCGAACAGATTTCTAGTCTTGAATTGTTTTTCAACTCAACTGAGCGTATATCGACAGATGTCGGCACCCCCCTTTTCCTGCGGGTCATCCAGGGTCTTGAATTTCACACCCGCGTCCCGAGTTACTATTTCTATATGTACTCGTTCAGTCTGGACCCAGAGTCCCGTAGACCCTCAGGCGGCGTCAACATGTCCCGAATTCAGAATCAAATTTTGAAATTGAATCTGAACCCAAGTAGCGGTTCATCTAGAGCCATCAGGGTCTATGCTATCAACTACAACTTTTTAGAAGTCAAGGACGGGTCTGCGAAAATCCTGTTTTCGAATTTTCGTTGAAAATTCCAGAGCGTTCTTCATGGACTCTTTAGAACTTCGGTCAGGCGGGGGAGATCTGGACACCTCCGCCATCCTCAACTCGGCCCTAGACATCTTCAGGCCAGTTATGGAATCTGCAACCGTCATGGCTGCTCACTATGCAAAGGCATGTGGCCGTGACGTGGTCTTGGCGGAGGATATGAATATGGGTATGATGTTTGCGGCTCGGTACGTCACAGGCCGTCAGATAGGGTCTTTGTTCCCCGAGATTTATGAATCCTCGGAGAGTGGAGAGGAGGACGAAGAGGGTGAGGACGGGGACGACGAAGAGGAATCTGGTACAGATTCCGATGGATGGGAAACGGTTTCCGACTCTGAACTCGTGTGGACCCGCTATCAGGGCACGGAGGATGAACAGGCTCTCAAGATGAACGAGTGTGCAGACACGTGGGAATCTTGGGAACCTCAGAACCCTTCTGAACGCGCGTTGAAAAATGCCATAGACAAACAAAAGGACCTTTAGTAGATGACCTGGTGGGTCCAGGAAGAACTGGAAGAAGGGTATGATCTTTCTAGGACCAAACCCAAATATTCGGTTTTGCTCCAGGAAGAAGACTATGAGACTGAGGATGATGGTCCCCCAGGGTTTGACCAAGGACCTGAAGAAAATTATGGAGGCGAAGACTCGGTAGAAACATGGGATCCATGGGAACCGTCGTATTTTTTTCTTCTAAAATAGTAAAAATGGCCGACATGATTTCTGCTATCGCTCTCCAGCTCGAGTCCCAGTCCCTGAACTCCGTGGTGGCCGGCTTCGCGTTCGCCAGCGCCGTGGCGTGGATGGACGTTGTCCGCTGGATCATCTCCCAGGTGGTCCAGGTGGGCAAGAACGGTGGCCAGTACTACATCCTGTCCGCTCTGTTCACCACCCTGCTGGCCATCGTCGTGTACATGGCCATCAAGGCTCTGGCCGTGAATGTGAAGATCGCCGAGCCCCAGCAGCCAATCTACGCGGTGACCCGTGCTTAAATCAATTTGACGGGATTTTGAAAAATTGAAAAAAATAAACGGGGGCCTAAGGGTCCCAACCAAATTCAGACTTTTGGACTGTTTTCGGTTGGGGTTTCACACGTAAGACTTGCGTTCTCGGTAACAGGTTTAAGATGATCTATGATTTCACTCTTCATGATCTTGTAAACCTCTGTGCGTGTGAAAAAATTTAACATAGACCTTTCAGGAGCGTTAGAGCTATACTCTTTCAGTGGGTGACCGGTATTTTCAATGAGCCATTCGATATAATCAGTGTATCTGGGCCATCGATCCGCTAAAAGAGGCTTGACTTGCTTAACCATCACACAATTCCAAAATTTAAGAATAAAATGGGTGGGTGGCGAGCACATGGGAGAGTCTATATCCTTATAGAAAACCTCGTTAACTCCTTTATTTGGCCAAACGGCAAAACAGTTTCGGTCGTTGAGCACTTTAAAAATGTGACCGATGACGTGACAAAACTGTAATTCATCGTCGAGAGATTCTACTAGTCCCGTGAGGTCTAGGTCGTTTATAGATGATACAGAGTCTCGTTTGTTTTTACTTTCAAAAATAAATGTACCGGTAGTTCCATCACAAGCATTTTTACGGTTCAGATGGATCTCAAGATGATCCTTTGCCTTGGAAAGGTACTTGGGATGCGTAAAAACTTTATTACATTTTGGACAGTTGAGTACGATTTCTTTAGTTTGAAAAAGCTGAGGGTTCTTGACGGGTGGAGGCGGTGGCGTCAGAGGTACAAAGTCGCTACATTCGTAAATTATTTTAATCAATTCCTTTTCAGGACCAGTGAAATACTCGCGACCCCTCGGGTG